CCGTCCAAGGGCAGCAAGGGCCGAGAGCGCCAGGACACCGGCAAGGACAAGAAGTAGCGATGGCTGCCGTTGACCACATCCACCCACAGCAGATGCAACTCTTTGTGGACCCCGTAGAGCACATCCGCAAGTTGCGGGGCAGCGTCGATCTCGACTTCTCGTCCAGCGGGTGGCATGGCATGTGGAAGGACAAGGAGCAGGAAGCACGCGCTGCGCCTGGATCTAGCGTTCACGGCGCAGGGATCTACGAGTCCGTCAAGAAGTACGGCATCATCCCCAGGAGCCTGCATCCGGACCCCACTGGTGGCGAGCCAGAGGTTCACCCGGCGCACGACAACTCCGGGTGGGTTCAGGGAGAGGGTCATCACCGGATTGCTGCAGCAGCAGCCGTTCAGCGGGACACCGGCAGACAGCAGTGGGTTCCCCTGAGGTACACCAATCGCCTCAGCAGAGCGAATCGGTTGATGGAATGAGCTTTGTCGGTCACGGTTGGCGCTCGGGGCAGGCAACTGACCCCGCTGTGGCCACCGGTGCGAACTCGACGGCAACGGTAAGTGGTATCTCACCCACCACTTTCGTTCGCAATCGGTCGATCACCATGACCGTGACCGGCACAGGCTTCACCTCGGCCAGTGTGATCTACGCCGCATACGGCCCTATCGCCACGATCTTCGACAGCGCCACCCAGTTGCGTTCCACCAGCTTCAACACCACTCCGGATAGTGGAGGGGCTGGGACCATCCCGGTCGGTGTCAAGAAGCAGGCCTCGGAGAAGCTCTCCAACACCGTCAACTTCACGGCGACCTGAGATGCCCAAAGGACCGCAGCGCATCTACCGGGGAGAGGTCCGTCAGGTCATCCCGACCCCGGAACACCCTGATCCAGCGTCGGCTGATCCGCACGAACTGCTGCACTCATGGCTGCAGCCGCACTACCCGTATCCCAAGGGGTACACCAGCGACACGATGTCGGTCGGCCAGCATTGGACACGCAGTCCGGAGATTATCCCCGAGCGCTTCGCCTTGGAGCCCTTGGCTCGGCCCGGTCATCCACAGCCTGGCGTGCCGATGGGCAGAGTCGAGGCCAATGCCGTCCGCAAGCGGGACTTTGCCGAGACGCCGCCTCCACCCGGTGTGCATCCGCATGAGCACTACAGGGAGGCTGACAAGGCGTACGCCGCTTCGGCTCGTTCTGAGCGCAGTGGTGTCAACATCTACCGTGACCTCTCCGGTGGAGATCCTGACCGACCTGGTCGGGCTAAGGCGTTCAACATGGGCATCGTCTGGCACGGCCATCTTCCCGAAGAGCACGAAGCAGGGACGAACTACGAGGACGAGCACAACCTGCCGTTCGGTTCGCACGTCACGGTGACCGGGGCCAGGCTGTTCATCCCCAAGTCAGGTACGGTGCACAGCTTGCGTGAGCGCCACCCGACGACGTTCACTCACGAAGAGCGCGCTGATGCTCACATGGACGTCCTCCAACGCTCGACGTACAGCCACATCGGGGAAACGTCCCCGGCACCGTGGAGTCGAGTACAGTTCCAGAGCCCTATTCACCTACCTGTCGGGCAGAAGAAGTGGGGGCTGCGATGAGCCCGGAGGCCGAGTAACACAATGGCAGTGACGTTCTACCCCGGTTCGTACCGAGCTTCTGCGTCCGACCTGACGATCTCCATCAGCCCGCTGGGCCTGGTGGAGTTGAGCGACGAAGAGTTCGAAGTCCACGGGCCGAGGATGAATCGTTACTCATCCAACTGGGCCTGGTACCTCGGCCACCACTGGGCCTACCGCCGTGAGATCGGTGAGCCGCAGTTGACGTTCAACTGGGTGCGGGCGTTCAGCGACTATCTCACCAACTTCACCTTCGGCAAGGGCGTCAACTTCCACAGCCCGGAGATCACCAGCGCCATCACTCCCTACCTGCTCAAGGAGGTGTGGGAGGTCCACAACCACAAGCAGCAGATCCTGATGGAGATGGGCCAACTGGGCTCGGTCAGTGGAGACTGCTTCGTGAAAGTGGCCTTTGAGCCGCCATACATGGATACCGTGGGCGTCCCTCACGAAGGGCGCATCCGCATCCTGCCGATCAACCCGGCCTTCTGCTTCCCGGAGTGGCACCCCCACGACCGCAGCCGGATGATCCGTTTCAAGACCAAGTACAAGTTCTGGGGCACGGCGTCTGACGGCTCTCGGCAGGTGATGACCTACGTGGAGTTGATGACCGAGGACACCATCGAGGAGTACATCAACGACGAGATGATCGATTCCCGGCCGAACCCGATCGGTGACATACCGGTGGCCTACTGCCCGAACATCGCTGTGGCCTCGTCCCCATGGGGCCTGGCGGACATCACCGACATCGTCTCGCTGAACCGGGAGTACAACGAGAAGGCCACGGAGATCTCGGACATCATCAACTACCACGCTGCTCCGGTGACGGTGATCACCGGAGCCAAGGCCTCCAACTTGGAGAAGGGGCCGCGCAAGGTGTGGGCGGTGACCAACAAGGACGCCAAGATCACGCAGTTGGAGATGGAGACGAACTTCACCGGGCCGCTGGGCTACATGGAGTTGCTCAAGCAGACGATGCATGAGATGACCGGCGTTCCTGCTGCGGCCCTGGGAACGATGCAGCCGATCAGTAACACATCGGGTGTCGCCCTGTCGATCCAGTACCAGCCGTTGATGCTCAAGCATGAGCGCAAGACGACTAACTTCGCGCTGCTCTTCGAACGGATCAACGAGTTGGTGATCAAGCATGCCTTCGTCTTCGCTCCGGGGATGACGGTGTACAACCCGTACCTGTCGAGCATGGCGATCAAGCCGGATCAGATCCAGCAACTGGACCCGTCCGACCCTGTGTCATACCGGACGTACGTGAGTTGGCCGTCCCCGATGCCGATCGACCGGCTGCTCAAGATCAACGAGATCCAGGCGCTGCAGGCGATGCAGTTGGAGAGCCGCCGTGGCGCACTGCGTGACCTGGGCGTTCAGTTCCCCGATCAGAAGATCCGGGAGATCTTCGAAGAGACGTTGGAGGACATCAAGGAGCAGGGCGCGATCGGCCTGATCCAGAGCCAGATCAGCGCCTTCAACATGATGGCCACTGGGATGACCCCGGACGGTCAGCCGCTGATGGGCCAAGACGCCGAAGGCAACCCCGTTCCGGCCAGCCCACCGGTCAACCCCGAGATCGCCCAAGAAGTGCAGTTCCTGGCCTACGGTGGCATGCCGCCGCAGCGTGCGGACTTCGAATCTGATGATCGGACCTAGAGTGTCTGGTCGTCGTCGTACGGCTCTATGGGCCGTACCGTGCTATAAGTAACACCACACAAGCGGAGAATCCGAAGGATCAACCGAATGTCACACACGGAGAACACAGGAGACACCGGGGGTGGCTTCCTCGTCGGCGTACAACCTGCTCAGCCTCGTCAAGCAAGTGACTGGCAGGGCGGCACTCCGGCACAGCAGGTGAGTCAACCCCTACCACAGCAGCAGCCTCAGCAGAACGGCGATCAGCGCCCGGCGTACCGCTGGACCGATGAGGACCTTGAGAACGCTCGCAAGCAAGAGAAGGACAAGCTGTACGGCCGTATCGAGGACATGGGAGCGACTCTCAAGGAACTCCAGCAGGCTCGGGAAGCCGAACTGGCCGAGAAGCAGCGGTTGGCCGACGAGGCCGAGGCTGCGCGCAAGGCCAAGGAAGAGAGCGAACTCGACCTCCGGGCGCTGATGGATCGCCGGGAAGCCGAGATGCGGGCGGAAGTGGACCAGATCCGCCGTGCTCAGGAGACGGAGCGTGAGGTCTTCGCCAAGGAGCGCTCACTGCAGGAAGCGATGATCTACCGTCGTGACCGGATCGATCAGGAGAGCGAGTACCTCCTGCCCGAGCTTCGTGATTTCGTCACCGGGGACACCCCGGAGGCGATCGATGCATCCATCGAGGCGTTGAAGCAGCGCACCGCTGCGATCGTCGCCAACTTTGTGCAAGCGGAACCGCCTCCACCGGTTCCGTTTCAGCCGCGGGGGGCGGCACCCACGTCCCCACCTGTAGGACCAATGGAGCAGTTGCCGTCGTATGAATCGTTGACTCCGGATGACATCCGGGGCATGGACATGGAAACGTACAAGAGATACCGTGGTCAACTCCTGCAAGCAGCAAACCCCACGCAGCGTCGGCGGGGTTAAGGGTAACCCAACACCCACATAGGGCGGTATCCACCGCCCGTTGCTCCACAAGGAGATACCACCATGCCTGCAGGCACGACGGGTCAGTATCTTGGTGGCGAGCTTCCGGTCGTATCCGGCATCACCGGTACCTCTCGGCTCGCCCCAGGCGGCCCCTACTCGCAGTACGACAACATCCAGGGCTACAAGGGCCTGGCCACGATGGACAACACGGCGGTCGGCTACTCCGGTTCCGTGGCCACCGGCTCGACCATGCTCGGCCCGGCGATCCAGACGATCTGGTCCAAGGAGATCCTCTTCCAGAGCATGCCGGTGCTGCGTTTCGAGCAGTTCGCCGTGAAGAAGACGGAACTGGGCACCATGCCTGGCCTGACCGTGAACTTCATGCGCTACAACAACCTGCCGATGCCTGCTGGGCCACTGATCGAAGGCGTGCGCATGAAGACGCACGCGATCACGGCCAACCAGTACGCCATCACCGTGCAGGAGCAGGGCTTCGCCGTCGCCGTCTCGGAACTGCTGCTCAACGCCAGCTTCGATGACGTGATGGCCTCGTCGTCCCGGCTGCTCGGCCGCAACATGGCCCTCTACATGGACGGTCAGGCCCGTCAGACGCTCGCTCGGGCGTCGAGCGTGGTCTTCGGCTACCAGAAGCCTTCGGCCATCAACACCGGCTACGGCGTGTACGAGGGCGGCACCCCGGCGACGGGTTACACCCAGGTCAACGGTGCGGTCGGCGCTGCCGACAACCTCAAGTACTTCTTCACGCCGTACGCCGTCAAGGACGCCGTCGAGGTGCTCGCATCGAAGAACGTGCCTCGTCTCGGTGAGACGTACGTGTGCTTCGTGCACCCGCACCAGAGCCGCCGCCTGCGGGACACTCCCGAGTGGATCGAAGTGACCAAGTACGCCGCGCCGGGCAACTTCATGCTGGGCGAGATCGGCCGCTTGGACGACGTGGTCTTCATCGAGACGACGCAGGTCACCAGCCCGCTGGCGGGCACGGCCGACATCACCGACCCGTGGCCGACGCTGCCGGGCGGCGCGGTGTCCACGACCAACCCGTTCAACCCGGACTGGCGTGGCACGGCCCTCGGCTACAAGGGCGGCGACGCCTTGGGCGCAGGCGACCTCTCGCCGTTCCCGGACATCGATGACACCAACGGCACGCTGGACGACCTGCCCGCAGGCGAGACGGCGCTCCCCGGCTGGGGCGAGCCGTGGGGTCCTTCGACGGCCATCTACGAGTCGGTCATGCTCGGGGACAACGCCTTCGGGCACGCCATCTCCCTGCCGGTCGAACTCCGTGACGGCGGGGTGCTCGACTTCGGCCGTGAGCACGCTCTGGCGTGGTACTCGATCTGGGGCTGGGGCGTCGTGACCGACTCCTCGGTCGTGAAGATCATCACCAACTAGGAACGCGTGGAGGGGCGGGCTTCAACCTCCCGTCCCTCCACCCCCGAAAGGCAGGTATCACAATGAGCATGGTTGCCGTCCACGGCCCGCACACGATGTACTCCACCAGCATGGCCGAGGCCGGGCCTGCCAACGCCGTCGCTACCCCGTCCAACGGTCTGTCATGGTCGTTCTCGGCTGATCCGTCCACCCGTCCAGCGGCTGACTACGACTGGACCTTCGGCTCCGGTGCCACCCCGGCATCGCAGGCTGACAGCAAGGGGCCGATCGCGGTCACCTACTCCACAGCCGGAACCAAGGTCGTCACCCTCACCATCCCCAGCGCGGTGTCCACCGTCACCAACAAGGCGCTCACGGCGAACGTGGCGACGCTCACCGTCGCTGCCGCTCACGGCCTGATCGTTGGTGACAGCGTGGTGGTGGCCAGTGTCGGTGCGCCCTTCGACGGCACCTACACGGTGACGGGGGTGCCATCAGCGACCACGTTCAGCTACGTCAAGACCAACGCTGACGTCACTTCGGGGGCGGCGACCGGCACCGTGACGTGGCCTGGCCGTCCTGCGGCCGGTGCGTACGTCATGGGCATCCAGGCGAAGACGGGAGCGATCGCATGAGGGTCAGGGTCGAGTACAACGACGGGTCAGAGCCTGAGGAACTGGTGGTCACCGATGGTTCGGTGCACTTCCATCCGTACCCCGAGGGCGACACCGAGAAGCACGACGTCAACGTCGAGGTGCTGGAAGCTGACGAGGGTGACGAGCCGTCACCCGAAGCGTACGACCCCGGCGCGCACACCGTAGGTGAGGTCGAGGACTACGTCAGCAGCCATCTTGAAGAGGCCAAGGCGGTGCTCGACGCCGAGGTTGCCGGGAAGAACCGCTCCACGCTGGTGAGTTGGCTGCAGGCGACGATTCCCTTCGACCCCTACGATCACACGGTGGGCGAAGTCGAGGACTACGTCACCGCCCATCCCGAAGAGTTGGAGCGGATCTACACCGAAGAGTCCGAGGGCAAGGCCCGCACGACCCTTCTTTCCTGGCTGGAAGGCCAGGGAGCCACCTGAGCTAGCAACTAGAACGGAGAACTTACCGTGGCGCAACCCAAGGCCGAAGTCGAAGTCGAGAGGGAAGAGACGGAAGAGCCGGAGCAGAACGCTGTCACCCGGCCGGAAGATCTCGGCTTCCCTCGCAACCAGCAACTCGATCGCACCCCGGAGGGCATCCCGATCCATCGGGAGATCGAGGTCGAGGCCATCGCGCCTCAGCCAGCCCCCGTTGACCAGAGCGGGATGGTCGAGATCCGCATGGCCGAGACGATCGAAGAGTTCACCTACGGCAACCCGCACCGGTCCTACCGGCTGGAAGCCAACAAGCGCTACCGCTTGCCGGTGGACGTCGCCCGATACCTCTACAGTCTTGGGTACACCTACCAGATCGTCAATCGATAGAGGCTGCTGATGGCCCGGCCAACCCTGCTCCACGACGGGTTCCTGATCCCCAACGCTGGGGACGTCTCCAACCCACGGATGGCCGAGCCTGACCGCATCGACTTCAACACCCTCGCCCACGATCGCTGGGGCGTGGTCGAGGGCTGCCTGGTCACCGTCTCGGTGAGCACGGCGATCATCTCGGCAGGTGTGGCCCTGGTGAACGGAGCGATGGTTTCCGTCGCCGGGGCCAGCCTGCCGATCCCTACCAGCCAGGCCCAGGACCGCTTCGATCTGATCGTGGTGAACGCATCAGGCGCTGTGCTGCTCGTTGGCGGCACCTCGGGGGCCGATCCGGTGTTCCCTGACCCTGGTATCAGCGTCACGGTGTTGGCTGCGGTGTTCGTTCCGACCGCCGTGTCGGACCTTTCCAGCAACGTCATCGACAAGCGCAAGTTCGTCAGCAACGGACTGCTGACCAAGATCAACCCGTCGTTGCCGCTGATCCAGAACCTCAACAACGTCGGAGATCACTTCCGGGTCACCGGCGGAGGAGTGATCACCTGGGAAGGTGATACCACGCTATCCCGTACCTCAATCGGCACGCTGACCCTCGACGGTGCGCTCAACGTCCTGGACGGCATCGTGACGAACAGCGTCTTCGCCTCGGCAACGCTGACCGCTACCGGCCGAGTGCAGGGTGCCAACCTGGCCAGTGGGCCGTCGTTGCCGGGCTCTGCTGCCAACGGGTCGATCTTCCAGAACGAGACGGACGGACGCATCTACGTGCGCAAGGCTGGGGCTTGGGCCGAGTTGGCCACGGTCAACGGCACCGTGCCGACTGGGACGATCATCGACAGTGTCGAGATCCCGGATGTGATGATCCCTCGCGGTTGGGTACCGCTCGATGGTCGAACCATCTCCGAAGCGACGTACCTGAGTCTGTTCAACCTGACGCAGTTGGCCGGGTATATCAACGGTGTCTCACCCAACCGGACGATGACACTGCCCAACGCCAACGGCAGAGTGCGGATGACTGCTCAGAGCGGCATCGGGAACCTCGGCGGTCCGACGAGCAATCAGCGGTCGTTGACCGTGGACAACCTGCCCCGCCACAGACACAACGTGGCGATGTCTCCTGCAGGGAGCGGGACGTTCAAGGTCCGGGTGTTGAGCGCTGGGGACCACAGTCACTCGATGCAGGCTGGTGGTCTGCACCAGCACCAGTTGTTCGCTCCGACAGGTGACATCAACATCCAAGGGCCGACCGTGATCTTCCCGAAGGGACAGTACGTTCCCCCGTTCGGCCAGGTTCCTGGTATGACAGCGGGCCAGGAAGATTCCCAGCACACGCACACCATTCTCAGCGGTGGTGCCCATGAGCACCAGGCGTACACCGATCCCCTGCCTGATCACACTCACGCGATCACCGAGCAGGATGTCGGCGTCGGTGCCGCCTTCGATGTCACACCCTCGTACCTGGCCGTCTTCACGTACATCCGGTCGTAGTCGTGAGCGCATACGTCGGCTCACGGTTCGGGCAGGACGGTCCCCCACGAATCGCAACGAGCGCCGAGGCGCTCTTGGAGGCCACTGAGATGCCACCTGTACCGACCTATCAGCCCCTCGTACCCTTCTTTCCGCCGTCACTGGTGTCTGGGAATGGCTCCGCTTCGAGCGCTGCGGCAGTCGCAGCAGCTTCTGGCGACGCCGACTGGATGTCATACCCTGACCGGCTCGATCTACACTTCTACCAGGGCGATGACGTGCAGATTCCGCTGTATTTCCAGAACCTCGGTGATCCCGATCTCGACATGAGTAACGAGAACGGCTACACCTGGAAGTCTCAGATCCGCCTGCGTCACCACTACGCCTCACGGCTGGTCAACGAGTTCACCATCGAGTCCGAGGCTGTTCCCCCAACGCCTCCGGACACTGAGCCCACGGGTATCACACTGGTGACGCTGTTTCTCCCGAGGATGCTCAACCAGTACCTCGGCGTCTACCAGTGGGACATCCAATCGACCAGTCCGTTCACCGGCCCCGACTTTCCCAAGCCGCCCGACGTCGATGACGCCAACTGGCCGATGACCGATCAGGTGAAGACTTGGCTGTACGGCTATGTCTACATCGTGCCTCGGTTGACGGCCACCGACTATCTGCCGATCCCGCCAGGAGCCGCTGGGAACAATCAGCAGGTGTGGGTCGTCAGCAGCAACCAACTCGTCGCTGGTGCCAACGGGAGGGTTCCATGACCGTCACCGTCTCTACCACTCGTCCGACGAGCAGCGGCGGCATCATCGTTGTTCCCGGCGAGAAGGTCGTCGTCACTGCTCCATCAGGGTTGCGCGGTCCTCCTGGCCCTCCTGGTGCGGACGGAGCGCCAGGCAAGGACGGGACGTCGGTACAGATCGTCGGCTCTGTTCCCACGGCAGCGAGCCTCCCCACCAACTTGACGCCTGCCGATGCTGGCGACGGTTATATCACAACGGACAACGGGCACCTCCACGTGTGGAGCGGCACGGCGTGGACCGATGTCGGTACGATCACCGGCCCGCCAGGGCCTACCGGACCGCAAGGCCCGAAGGGCAACACCGGAAACACCGGCTCGACCGGGCCGCAGGGCTCACAGGGCAACGCCGGAGCACAAGGTCCGAAGGGTGACCCCGGCCCGACCGGTAACACCGGTTCGCAGGGCATCCAGGGACCGCCAGGCACCGCTGGGTCAACCGGCGCTCAAGGACCGCAGGGTGCTCAAGGCCCTGCCGGTGCTGATGGTGTTGCTGGTCCGCAAGGTCCGCAGGGACCCAAGGGTGACGCCGGTTCAGGCGTCACGATCAAGGGCACGATCACAACCTGGCCGCCGCCAACTCAGATTGCCGGTGACATGTACCTGCTGGGATCTCCGGTTCCAGCAGGTGCACCGAGCCCGGCAACGGGGACGAAGTCTCCCGGCGATGGTGTCGTCTACAGCGGCACTGCGTGGGCCAACGTCGGTCCGATCCGTGGCCCTGAGGGGCCAACCGGCCCGACCGGCCCAACTGGCTCGACCGGTTCGCAGGGTCCCGCTGGACCACAGGGGACCACAGGCGACACCGGGCCACAAGGCGTCCCCGGTTCCCAGGGGCCGAAGGGTGATCCTGGTACGCAGGGAATCCAGGGAAACCAAGGTATCCAGGGCGTTCCTGGCACGGCCGGGAGTCAGGGTCCTGCTGGTCCTGGCGTCGCTGCTGGCGGTACCACCAGTCAGGCGTTGACCAAGGTTTCGGCAACCGACTACGCCACCAACTGGTCAACGATCGACAAGGCCTTCGTCGGCCTCGGCAGCGTCGATAACACATCGGATGCCAGCAAGCCGGTGTCCACCGCACAGGCCGCAGCCGATGCGCTCAAGGCCGACAAGACGACGGCGATCCCGGTGACCGCGCCGATCACCGGGGGCGGTACGTTGGGCACGCCGACCGCCATTGGCATCTCCGACTTCACCACAACGTCACGTGGTGCAGTGCCCAACCCGACTGCAGCGAGTGGCCGGTTCCTCAAGGACGACGGTACGTGGTCGTTGCCACCCTCTGCTGCCAGTGGAACGGGCAACATCTTCCCCTTCACCTACAACACCTCGACGCTTGAAGCGGGTATCGGCACCAACCAGATCCGCGGCAACAACGGCACCTTCGCCAACTCGACCAAGTTGTGGGTTTCCGAGATCACTCTCGACGGCCTCGATGTCACCGTCGGGCTCGGGCGGATCAAGGCAGGCTTCCAGGTCTACATCCAGGACTACACGTCGGCCAGCCGCTACGCCCAGTTCAGCGTCATCGCTGATTCGATTGACAAAGGTGCCTACTGGGAGATCTCCGTCAGCCCCTTGGCTTCGCTGGGCACCATCCCCGGAGGCAAAGTTGCCTTCCAGTCGCTGTCCACAGCGCAGACCAGCAGTCTGTTCTCGGCCACGACGACTGCACCAGGTCTGACTCCTGGTGCCAACGGTGTCGGCTCGACGTACTATCTCAACGGTACCGGGGTTTGGTCGGTTCCTCCTGGCGGCGGGGTAGGTGTCACCGATGGTGACAAGGGCGACATCACCGTCTCGGGTACCGGCACGGTGTGGACCATCGATCCCGGTGTGGTGACCAACGCCAAGATCGTCAACGCTGCGGCCAACAGCTTCAAGGGCAACAACACCGGATCGGCAGCAACGCAGATCGACATGACGGTTGCTCAAGCCAAGACCCTCCTGGCGATCACTGAGAGCGATGTTGCCAATCTCGTCACCGACCTCGGCAACAAGCAGCCGCTCGATGCTGACCTGACGACGATCGCCGGGCTGACCGCAACGACTGACAGCTTCATGCAGTCCAAGGGATCGGCGTGGGCGGCACGGACCATCGCTCAGGTGAAGACCGACCTTGGGTTGACCGGGACGAACAGCGGCGACCAGACCACCATCGTTGGGATCAGCGGGACCACGGCGCAGTTCAACACGGCACTCACTGACGGTGACTTCGCCACCCTCGGCGGCACCGAGACGCTGACCAGCAAGACGCTCACCGCTCCGACGATGACCGCCCCCGCGCTGGGCACACCGGCGTCAGGTGTGTTGACCAACTGCACCGGGTTGCCCAACGCATCCGTCATCGGCCTCGGTTCGCTGGCCACCAAGTCAACGATCCTCTCGGCGGACATCACCGATGGCACGGTGTCCAACACTGACCTGGCGACGATGGCTGCCAACACGGTGAAGATGAACAACACGGCGGGCACAGCGAGCCCGACCGATGTCACCGTTGCCAACTTGAAGACAGCGCTCGGCCTCACTGGTACGAACTCTGGTGATCAGACCTCGATCGTCGGCATCACCGGCACGCTCGCGCAGTTCAACACGGCGATCACCGACGCCGACGTGCCTGCAGCGCTCAACGGGCTCGTTGCTGTGTGGAAGGGCACGCAGGCCCAGTACGCCGCCATTGGCACCAAGGACGCCAACACGCTCTACGCGATCTTGCCGTGAGCCATGACAGCAATCGCCACCGCTGACATCCTGTTCAAGTACTCGGTCACGACCGGGTCTGCTGGTAACTCAACGGCACAGGCCGACAAGAACGCCTCGCTGGGCAAGTACATCTCGACCACGCAGTGGAGCGGTGGCTCTGGCACGTTGTTCGACAACGTCTCCGCTGCGGAGAACTCAGCCTCGACGGTTGACTACCGGTGCATCTTCGTGCACAACGCCAACACCTCCAACGACCTGCAGAACGCCGTGGTGTACCTGTCTTCGGAGGTATCGGGTGGAACGACGATCGCTGTTGCAGCGGACACCACGGCTGCTTCGGCGCTCGGTGCATCGACGGCGCAAGCACTGACCGGCGCTTCGGAGACGGCACCTGGTGGCTCGGTCACCGGCTTGAGCTACGCATCTCCGACGACGGCTGGTACCGGTGTATCACTCGGAACCATCCCCAAGAATCAGTGCAAGGCTTTCTGGGTGCGGCGTACGGCAGCCAACACTGCAGCCCTGACCGGTGACGGTGTGACGATTGCCGTCACGGGCGACACGGGTAGCTTGTGAGGGTCCGATGACTGTCGCACTCGGTCGGAACACCACCTACGGGGTCGGTACCTCGACCACCGCGGGGACGACGCTCGCCGTCACACACGGTGCCGTTGACATCGGTGAAACGCTGATCGTTGGCATCTCTTGTGACAACGTCACCAACGCCACACTGCCGACTGTCTCATCGATCACCAAGGACGGTGCTGAAACCGCCAACTGGGTGCTGATCGGCTCTGTTGACTCATCGTCAGCGACTGGTGCTGGTGGCGTCCGAGGGATGATGTACGCCATCACGGCGACCGTTCCCTGGGCCGCTGGATCGAAGACGATCACCTTCTCGGCCAGCATCACGGCCAAGGCGGCAGAGTCCCGGATCTTCTACGGCGTGACCACCACGGCTCGCGGCACGGTGCCATCAGGCACGTCTGGCGCTGCTGGTGTGTCAACCGCTGGGACGCCGACAGCAACGTCGGCAGGTACGACGATCGCCTCAGGTGACCTGGTCCTCGGCCTCCACGTCAGTGAAACCAACGCCGCTGTCGGCTTGGACACGGACACGCTCAACGGTTCCTGGGTCGGTTTCGGTGCCGGTACCTTCACGTCGAGTGGTGCTGCGGCGGCGAACGCCAGTGTCCGCATGCAGTACAAGATCACCACTGCCAGCGGGGCACAGACGCTTAACCCGACAAGCTCTGGTGACTGTGGTGTCGCCGTCGTAGGCCTGGTGCCGCAGACCTTGTCTGCTGTCACAGCAGCAACACGTTCGGCAACATGGGACGTTGCTGCTTCCCCACCGGTTCAGTGGGCCGACGTCACCTTCGTCAACATCAACAGTGGCGGGAACTACTGGAACTTCGGGGGGTACTCTTCCGACGCTTGGTATTACAACATCCCCCCGCCAGGGATCAGGGAGGACTTGGGGTTCGGCGGCTACTCCGCGGTGCGCCAGACCGCAGCCGTCGGGTTAAACCAGTACGTCAAGGCGTACGTGGAGGACCGGGCCAACGGGTGGCTGTTGAAGGTGCGTTGTCAATCGACGCCTGTGGCAGCCGGTACGAGTGAGCTTGCCAACGGCCTCACTTCCTTCTTCGACGGCACCAACCTGTTCTGGCGTGCCACTGACGGGAGTCTGATCACCTTCACCAACCCAACGCTTCCAGCAGGGCCTGGGTTTGTCGAGCTACGGGTGGTGAGCAACATCGCCACGGTGGTCATCGCTGGGACCACGTACGCGACCTTGGACATCTCGTCGTACGGCTACACAGGTGTGTACACCGGGTTCGGGTCGGATCACGGCCACATGGTCTACTACGCCGAGGGCGGTGACACGACCGGTACCGGTACGGCTCCGGCCAAGGTCACCGGGATGACCGCCACGTCGGTCACCGCCACCAGGATCGATCTCGTCTGGGCGATGGCGACCAGCAATGGGCAAGCCATCACTGGGTACATGATCGAACGTGCTCCTGATGCTGCCGGTGCACCGGGCACTTGGGCGACGCTCTCTGCGACTACTGGTGCGCCATACCCGTTGTCATACTCCGATACCACGGTCACCGCTGGCCAGCGTTGGTGGTATCGGGTTTCGGCCATCAACTCCGGTGGCACCGGTCCTGCTTCCGATCCTGACGACGCCATCGCCACTGCTCCATCGCCGCCAGCGTTCACCGAGAACTTCTCTGCGGGCTTGAAGAACTGGACGGTTGCCCGCTGGCGCTCGCAGGGGTCGCAGGTCAACAACCCTGGTTACGTGCCGCCGTCGAGCAACGACGATGGGCACTATGACGGAGTGCTCGGGACGCACACCACACCGACAGGCATCGGGCTGTTACCTCCGTATGACATCTTCGTCGGCTCCAACAACTGGCTCTTCGTCGGCGGCGGCTCGCAGAACTACGGGGACACGTTCCTACGCTGCGCGCAGCAGATGGACCTCACCGGCTCGGGGCCATGGAAGATCCGTCTCGGGTTTGTGCCCAACCCTGATGGTTACGGCACCGACCTTGGAGGGCTTGGGCTGCTCGGCTGGTCCACTCTCTATGCCACCGATGCTCCGCAGCCGTCGCCGTCGATGACGACTGACAACAGTTTCGGTCCGGTCCCGAAGTACGGCTTTGCCATCCGTCTCGATGGTGTCAACGTCTACGACGGTTCGAACTATCACCCCGCGCCGACCAGTCTGACCTACAACAACTACGTCGAGACGATGACCAACAGCGACGGGAAGCACCTTCTCTACTCCATCCCGACGACCGTGCCCGTCGAGGTCGAGGTCACGTTCACGCGCAGTTGGATGATGATCACTGCTGATGGTGCCGTGTGGGCGACCTTCTCTTGGTCGATACCTTCCGCTCTGACGTCAGCCTGGTTGTACCTCGGTGCCCACAACCACGCCTCGCTCAAGTACCCGCCACACCCCGACAGCCGTAGCGCCATCTACACGCACTTCGAGTTCGACGGGCCGGTGATCCAGCCGCAGTACTCCTATGCCGTGGCTGACTCGCTCGTTCCAACGAGCGGCGCTGGCGAGGGCATTGCTGATCCAGGTAACGGCGTACCGGTTCCTGCCGGGATGAACATCGGTTGGTTGTCACCGACGCCGACGTTGGTCATCCCCGGCGTTCCTGCCAACGTCAGTTCAGCCAAGCTCCTGCTGGTGGTGCGGTGGACGTCAGGTTTCCCTGACACCGGTGCCTCGTACTTCGTTCGCTACTCGCTCAATGGCAACGCCACCCATGATGCGCAGACCGACTTCAAGTCAGGTTCTGGATCGTTTGCATATGCAATCCAGGTCACCACGTCGGAGTTGGTCACGGGTGACAACACGCTGAACATCTCGTTGATCGGTCAGGTTGGAGGGTTCGCCCCATACCTCGGTAACATCTCATTGCTGGTCGAGTCGTTCAGTACCGGGATGATCGCCGTGGGCAGCACGCTGGTGCAGTCGCTGTCGATCGGGAACACTGCTGTCCAGAGCTTGGCGCTCGGGAGCACGGAGATCTGGCGAGCCCCGCTGCCGCCGAGGGTTCCCTCAGCGCCATCGTTGATCACGGTGTTGCCCTCCGGGGTGTCGGGTTCTGGGCAACTGGATGCTCGGTGGTCGCAGCCGGTGGACAACGGCTCGGCGTTGACCGATTTCACCGTGCAGTACCGTGTCAGTCCCGCAGGGACGTGGACGGCGTTCTCCCACACGGCACAGACGACGCGCACAATCGGTATCACAGGACTCGCCAACACCACGGCTTACGACGTGCGAGTGGCCGCGGTGAACGGTGTCGGGACTGGTGGCTGGTCGAACGTGCTGACGATGTCCACGACCGGCCCGCCCACGGTGCCGAGTGCTCCAACGTTGACGACAGCGACTCCTGCTACGGCCAGCATGGGCTTGGCCTGGACCGCCCCTGCCAGCGGTGGCACCCCGATCACCGACTACACGATCGAGTACCGCACCAGTCCTTCGGGGACCTACACGGCGTTCTCCCACACCGCCTCGACGGCGACGACGATCACTGTTACTGGCCTGACCGATGGCATCGCCTATGACTTCCGTGTCTCGGCGGTCAACGCCGTGGGCACTGGCGCAACTTCCAACGTACTCACGGCGACACCGAACACTCCGGTGATCCTGTTCTACCTCGATGACTTCAACCGGGGCGATGGAGTGCTCACTACGCCGTGGGTGACGTACGACGACACATTGAGCATCTCCAACAACAGGCTTCCTTGTTCGACCTCCGGGGGCGGGCGTGGCGCGAAGTACAACCAGACGTTCAGCGCTGATCAGTGGGCAGAAGCCGACGTTGTCATCGTTGTGGGTGCTACCGGTAACTCAATAGGCCCGGCTGTGCGGATGGGCTCTTCTGGTGGCGGCATCTACTTCTTCAACTACGACGCGGCAAGCCAGAACGCTGATGTCTACCGACGTGACGCCGCTGCCAACTACGCCGAGGCTGTCGCCAACTTCTCGACGTCCAGCAAGAATGGCGTGTTCAAGGCACGGGTCGAAGCCCAGGGCACCACCATCCGGCTGTACATCGACAACGTCTTCGCTGGCTCTGGTACCGACTCCACCGTCGCGTCGGGTCTTCCGGGTGTGTTCGGCCAGCAGTACGGTGTCGTGCCGATTCTCGACAACTTCCGCTGTGGAAACCTGCCGTTCCCTGGGTGGTACGCCGACGATTTCAACCGGAGCGACGCAACGTTGACTACGCCGTGGTTGGTGATCGACGGCACGATGATGGCCATCACTGGCAACACAATCCATGGCAGCGGCGGGTTGGACGTCATCCGCTACGACCAGACCCATCCTGCTGATCAGTGGGCCGAGGCCGACGTGTCGTGGGTGTCGAATGCTTCGACCATCGTTCCGATCTGTCGGATCAACGGCACTGGGTCGGCAGCCAACTTCTACTACCTGTGGCAGGGTGCGGCCAGCCAGATCGCCATTGTCAAGCGGGTCGGCGGGACCTACACGACGATCGCCGGTCCCGTCGCCTGTCCGCTGTCGTTCAAGGCGAGGATCGAAGCCGAAGGCACGACGATCCGGGCGTATGTCAACGGTGTCGTGACGCTCACCGTGACCGATTCCGGTGTCTCCACCGGCTATCCAGGGGTGCTCGCCGCCAATGGGACCGGATCGACGCTCGACAACTTCCGCAGCGGTGGCCTGCCGTTCCCAGGGGTGTATGGCGACAGATTCAACCGGGCCAACGGAGCGCCGGGAGGCAACTGGAACGTGTTTGGTGGCAGCCCAGTGATCAACGGCAACAAGCTGGTTCCGCCAGCGGGTGGCTCGGATCTCAACTGGGCCACGGCGATGTCCTCGCTCGACCACTGGATCGAAGCCGATGTCACCCTGGTCGGGAACAGCGCTGACTACCTTGTGCTCCACGCTCGCTGCAACGCGGCGAACGTGGATGGCGACTGCGTGATGGGTTTCATCAACCCTTCCAGCAACTCCTACGTCATCGGTCAGAACGTCGGTGGCAGCTACTCGGACATCAACACTGCTGCTGGGCCGGGGATCACCGGGACGTTCAAGCTGCGCTTGGAGGTCGAAGGCAACAACTATCGGCTGTATGACAACGGCGTGTTGAAGGTGTCGGGAACCAACACCAGTCACACCACCGGTAGCTACGTCGGCTTCAACAACAACTCCACCTCGACCACTGCATCGTTCGACAACTTCCGCTGTGGCCCACTGCCCTACACGCCGTAGAACTAGGATCGAAACGGAGGTACGAGATGAGCATCGCTACGATCACCGAGACAGCCAGGGCCATGCTGCGGGACTTCCCCAAGTACTTCGAGATCGAGTGCGGTCCGCTCAACGTGCTGACCGTCCGCCTGCCGCACCCACTGATCATGGGGGCCTCGGTGCAGGTCTACGTGGCCACGCCGGGTGATCTGCCGACCGACCCGTACACGTCCACGGCCACCGATGCCTGGCAACTCGATGATCGTAACGGGCTGCTCAAGCTCACCGATGAGGCGCTGCTCAACAAGCGGCTGCTGGTATCGGCCTATCACTACACCTGGTTCAGCGACTCGGACCTGGCGATTGCCGCCAACCAGGCTGCGCAGGAGACGGTGTACAACACCAACGGCGACGTCGAAGACATCGAGGGGATCTACGCCCAGGTCACGGCGATGAGCGCTGTCATCAGAGCGCTCTGGTCCTTGGCCACGGAGTTGAGCCTCGATATCGATGTATCAACGCCTGAGGGCATGTACATCCCTGCTCGCCAGCGCTACGCCCAGGTCATGCAGATGATGCAGTACTGGGAGGGCGAGTACACCACCAGGGCCGAGGCTCTGAACATCGGCCTCGGAGCGCTTGAGCAGTTCACCCTGCGCCGCGTCGCCAAGCTGACCAACCGTTACGTGCCGGTGTACCTGCCCCGTGAGGTGGACGATCCTCGTTGGCCGAAGCGGATCTACCCGCCGATCCCCGACAACTCGATGGGCACCCCGGCCAAGGTCGGAGACATGGACGTCATCGATGTCGTGGAGAACGCCTCGCCGCAGGAGGTCTACCACGGCGGTCAGGACATCGGCTGGGTGTCGATTGGCACCCGTGGTGATACCGAATGGATCACTCCCTGATGGCTGCTGCAGATCACCTTCACCCAGGACAACTCAAGATGTTCATGACGCCACGTGAGATCATGAGTCAGTACCAACCGATGGATGCCGATCGACAGACGACTGGTGGTACGACGAGTAGTGGCAGTAGGCCCTCGACGTATACCCAGAATCCTGAGTGGCCCAACCAGACCGCCAGAGATTACCAGGGTCGTACGCAGCGCACATCTGGCGGGTCCAAGCAGTACGAGCGTTACGCGGCTCCGGAGAGCGACGAGCAGTTGTGGGCTCGCAAGGCTGACGAGGCCAGCGACTATGGCTTGACCGATGAGATCGAGCAGGAGGGTGTGATACACCCGGTGCGCCTCGGTCGTTCGATCGGAGAGAGCGGCAAGCCGATGGTGGTCGGTGGCCATCACCGCATCGCCGCGGTTGTCGGAGAGCGACGGCAGGAGCGTATCGAACCGCCGCATCTGCACCGTGCAGGCGATTTTCAGCTCCTCGCAGACCATGCGGGCGAGATCCACATTCAGGCCCGCCGGATTGCCATCGGGGCCGGAGTAATTGAATGGCGGGTAGTCGAGTTCGGTGATGAAGCGGATCAGCGTGACGCGCGACAGGTCCGGGCGCTCCGGCCGCCGCCGTGGGTCCCAGAATCCCGGGATGGCAACGGAGCCCGCTGCGGGCGCGGGCTGC